TCGGTCAATAAGCACCCTTATCGGGTATAATGAATGATTAATCCGTCAGCCCACACGCTGACCAAACCTTCCCCATCGTCAGCCTATAACCTTACCAACCAAACCACAAACCCATGAAAACCACACCTACCGATTTCCGACGCTGGCAACTCCACATCCGCAAGGAGTGCGTCAACTGCAACCGTCCCGACAAATCCGAAACCATCAAGCCTTGGTCCGTTAACTGGACCCTGCTCGGTCGTATCCTCCAAGCCAAAAACGCTTAGTCATGGAATGGGTAAAATGCTTGGACCGTATGCCGACACCTTACGAGCCAGTCCTGATTTTTACGACCGACATGAATCAAGCCTACGCATGGCTGGGCGATGGCCGTTGGTACTACGAACACCAAACGTGGTTCCTAATTGAAGTCAGCCATTGGATGCCTCTACCCCCAAACCCGTTTTAACCATGGACCTAATCTCACGCACCATCCTCGGCTACACGGCAGAGGTCGTCGGAGTCAGCCCCGACGACATCTTGAGCGAAGTCAAGACCCAAGAACTGGTGCTGGCTCGAAGCATCTTTGCAGACATCGCCTACTCGGAATACCTCTACACCTACTGCCAAATCGGGCGTATCATCAAGAGGAACCACGCAACGGTCATGCACAACCTCGAAATCCTTGCCAAAAACATGAGGGCGAGGCCGGACATTAAATTCCTGCGTACACAGGTTTTAAACAGGACACGGGATTTTTTGCAACATTAGGAAGAACGCTCTCCATCTTTGCGAGAGTGAACGCAGAGAGCATCGTCCTTGACCTGTACCGAAGCGGAGAAATCCGCAAGGCTTGCCTCACCATCACGGGGGGCAATCCGCTTTGGAAGGACCTCGAACAAGAGGTCGTCCTGATTCTGCTCGAAAAAGACCCCGACAAAATCCTCAAGATGCAGGTGCAGGGATACCTGCGCTTCTACATCGTTCGGCTCATCATGAACCTGTACCGGGGCAACAACAACCAGTTTGCGAAGAAGTACCGTCATCACGACGAGCGGGTCGAGGTGGATCCCGAAACCCAAGAAGAAGGCAAGGACTACGACTCCCTGCTCGACGACCTTTGGGCCATTGCCCAGCAAGAAATGGACTCTTGGGCCAAGGACGGAGCGTTCCCGTACGACAAGGAACTGCTGAACCTGCTCATGCAGACTGGCAACATGAAGGCCATGTCAAGGGAAACGGGCATCCCGTATCGGAGCATCATTTACTCAATAGAACAGGCCAAGGCCAAAATCAAAACCGCAATCGAGTCCAATGGATATACTGGTTTTTCCAATCCTGATTAGTGCTTTAGCGACCCTTGCGGTCGTGGAGTTCCGGGTACTGCCCCAATGGTTCTACGCTTTGCCCTTTGCGAAGCGGAAGCCGTTTTCGTGCATGACCTGCTTCGGGTTTTGGCTTGGCTTTGCCCTGACGCTGCCGACCTGCCAATGGTACTTGGCCCCTATCCTCGGCCTCGCCTCATCTGCCACCGCAATAATCATTCGGGAATGGACCTTCAAATGACCAACGACCAATTCATCGTGGCCCAAAAGCACAGGAAGTACTGGGACCAATATGTGGCATCGCTAACGATGCGACTGCCACCCGATGCGGTTGGTGAACTGCAAGCCATCCTGACGGCTCACGGCCGACCTCCCACGAATTGGTGGTGCGCTGACTGCGTAAAATCGGCCCTCCAATACATTTACATGCAAGCGGACTTGTTCCTCGAAGTCAACCAAAACACCATAAACCACTCCCTGAATGCCCCTGCCAACCCCGAACAATAACGAGTCAAGAGAAGGCTTTATCGGTCGCTGCATGAGCAACAAACAAACCAATGCGGAGTTCCCCGATACGGCTCAACGGCTTGCGGTTTGTGGCTCAACTTGGGAGAATCACAAGAGGCAACAGTTCGAGTCTTATTCGGATTACGGCCAAGAGATTCGCTCCAATGCCAAGCGAGGGATTGAGTTGAACGAACGCAACGGGAACAAGTGTGCCACCCAGACGGGCAAAGTTCGTGCAGCAACTTTGTCCAAGGGAGAACCCATCTCGGTGGAAACCATCAAGCGGATGCACTCCTACCTGTCAAGGGCAGAAACCTACTACGACAATGCAGACGATACCTCGGACTGCGGGTACATCTCTTACCTCCTTTGGGGTGGCAAGTCGGCATTATCGTGGAGCAGAAATAAACTCCGGGAACTTGGCGAACTCGAAGGCGAAGGATGACGAGGCACAGGTGCAGGCCCGGATGGACTCGCTTATGATGGTCATAACGACCCTCTGCGACTGCATCGGAGCGGTGGATGAATCCAATGCCCCGAATCAGTACGAAGTGAAAATGAAAATCGTAAACAAGATAAGCGACCTAATCGACAAAATCGAATACTAATGGGAACCAGCAAGGGCAACGGCAAGTACATCGAAACCCCCGAAAAGATGTGGGAGTACTTTGAGGCATACCGGGCAGGGGTCAAGGCAAACCCAAGGCTCAAGACGGTATTCCCCGGCAAGGATGCTATTCCCCAATACGAACCCTTGGAGCGTCCGCTGACCTTGGAAGGCTTTGAGAATTGGTGTGCGGATGCAGATATAATTGAGGACCTTGGTGCCTATTTTACAAACAGGGACAAGCGATATGACGACTATGTAGCCATCTGCTCGCGTATAAGGCGAACTATCCGCCAAGACCAAATTGAGGGGGGCATGGTCGGTCAGTACAACCCATCCATCACTCAACGCCTCAACAACCTTGTGGAGCGTCAGGAGAACACGGTCCACATCGAGCAGCCCCTATTCCCCGACAATGACTGATAAACTAACCCTGCATCATGGCGACTGCTTGGAGGTGCTTCGCTCACTACCTGACTGCTCCGTTGATTCGATAGTAACCGACCCGCCTTACGGGTTGTCCTTCATGGGCAAGCGGTGGGACTACGACGTGCCAAGCGTTGAGGTCTGGGCCGAGTGCCTTCGGGTCTTGAAGCCGGGCGGTCATCTTCTTGCGTTTGCAGGAACGAGGACGCAGCACCGAATGGCGGTAAGGATTGAGGACGCAGGCTTTGAGATTCGGGACATGATTGCTTGGGTGTACGGGTCGGGGTTTCCGAAGTCGTTGGACGTGAGCAAGGCGATTGATAAGATGGATGCAGCGCAAGAGCAGCAGTCGAGGCGATACCGATTCACGGAGTGGGTTAGGTCAACGGGTATAACGTCAAAGCAGATTGACGAGGCAACCCAAACAAATATGGGTGGGCATTACACTACGGCAGCAAGTCAACCAGCAATAATGACTCGTGAGCACTTGGAGGCTTGCCGTCATTTGCTTGGCAAGATTCCTGAATGGGTGGAGCGTGAGGCAGACATTCGTAGCGTTGAGAGCAAGAACTTTGCCGAGCGTGAGGTGGTGGGGCAGCGCAGCGTTCCGATAGGCCATTCTTTTGCCGGCGAAACGTATCAGGGCGAAGGGAACACGGGCAGCAAGACAGCGGACATCACCGCCCCCGCCACCCCCGAAGCAAAGCAATGGCAAGGCTGGGGGACTGCACTCAAACCCGCACTCGAACCGATAACGGTGGCACGAAAGCCCTTGATTGGAACGGTAGCCGAGAACGTTCTGCAACACGGGACGGGTGCGATTAACGTGGATGGGGGAAGGGTTGGAGAACGCTGGCCCGCCAACTTCATCCACGATGGGAGCGAGGAAGCCACCGACCTGCTTGGGGCTTCGGCTCGCTTCTTCTACTGCGCCAAAGCAAGCAAAGCGGATAGGGATGAGGGGTGCGAGAAATTGCAAGAGCGTTCTGCGGGCGAATGCGTGGATCGTGTTGAAGGAAGCGCAGGGATGGAAAGCCCAAGAGCAGGGGCGGGCAGGACAAGCGGATCACGCAACCACCACCCAACCGTCAAGCCCACCGACCTCATGCGATACCTCTGCCGACTTGTAACCCCACCAAGCGGAATCGTCCTCGACCCGTTTATGGGGTCAGGCTCAACAGGCAAGGCAGCGATGCTGGAAGGCTTTGCGTTTGTCGGGATAGAACGGGAAGCGGAATACATCAACATCGCCAAGGCTCGCATTCAATCCGCAGTCGGCTTGCTTTAATGTTTACCCTCACGACCGCTATCAGGCGAATCCGCAGGATGACGGCCCGGAAGAAGGTCATCCAAGGCGGAACAAGTGCAGGCAAGACCCTTGCCATCCTTGCGGTCCTCATCGACATCGCAGCAAAGAACAAGACCGAGATTTCGGTAGTTTCCGAATCCATCCCTCACCTACGTAGGGGAGCAATCAAGGACTTCGCCAAGGTCATGCAATGGACGGGCCGATGGGTCGCAGACCGATGGAACAAGACCCTGCTGACCTATCACTTCGCCAACGGTTCAATCATCGAGTTCTTTTCGGCTGATTCCGAGGCACGACTCCGAGGGGCAAGGAGGCAGGTCGTTTACATCAACGAGGCGAACAACATCGACTTCGAGTCCTACTACCAACTCGCCATTCGTACAAGCGAGGCCATCTACATCGACTTTAACCCGACCCATGAGTTTTGGGCGCATACCGAGGTCCTGCCCGAACAGGATGCAGAACTGGTCATCCTTACCTACAACGACAACGAGGCTCTGCCTGATACCATCAAGAGGGACATCGAACTGAACCGCACCAAAGCCGAAACCTCTGCATACTGGGCGAACTGGTGGAAGGTGTACGGCCTCGGTCAGGTCGGGACGCTACAGGGGGCCATCTACGAGGACTTCGAGGTGGTGGAGGGTATAGATGTCAGCCGTGCGAAATTCGTCGCCCTTGGGCTTGACTGGGGCTTTAGCAACGACCCAACTGCACTCGTAGCAATATACCGCCAAGGGGACTGCCTGCTGATTCAGGAACTGCTCTACTCCACGGGCCTGACCAACCAAGACATCGCAGACAAGTTGCGGACGCTGGGCATCACAAGGGCTTGGGAAATCGTGGCGGATTCAGCAGAACCCAAGAGCATCGAGGAAATCTATCGGTTGGGGTTCAACATCAAGCCAGCGGAGAAAGGCCCCGACTCGGTCAGGAACGGGATAGACATCCTCAAGCGGTTCAAATTGCAGGTGACCAAGGACTCCACAAACCTCATCAAGGAACTGCGGTCCTACACTTGGGCGACCGACAAGGAGGGCAAGAACACGGGGGTTCCGATTGATTCCTTCAACCACGCCTGCGACGCTATGCGGTATGTGGCACTTAACAAGTTACGGGTCAGTAACTCAGGGAAGTATGTTGTGGTGTAACTTTGCCCCATGAACACGGAACGCATCATCGACCTGCTCATCGAAATTGGCAAGACGATTGCAGCCGTTTTCTTTATCATCACCCTTCTAACCCTCCTTTGGACCTTATGAAAGTCGTTCACTACTACCACATCTACTGCGGAGGGAATTGGCAGTTAATCCTGAATCAACACATGATGGCCGTGTGCAATTACGGCCTCATCAATGTCTTGGACGAAATCCGTGTAGGCATCGTCGGTCCACCAGAGCAACGCAAAGCGGTCAAGGAGGTGCTGGAGAACTCGATGGTGGCCGATAAGGTCAAGGTCGTGGTTACCCGGACCAATGCTTGGGAGCAGGCGACGCTTACCGAGATGTACCGGGCCTCGCAGGAAGAGGAAGCCGTGTACCTGTACGCCCACACCAAGGGGGCTGCGAATCCATCCTTGACCACCCAACTTTGGGGGAGGTCGATGCTATTCTTTAACGTGGTCGCATGGGAGCGGTCCATGCAACTGCTCGAAGGAGTTGATGCGGTCGGATGCCATTGGATAACCAAGGAGCAGTTCCCTCACATGGCTGACCACAACAACCCGGAAGGCTACCCCTACTTCGGTGGTAACTTTTGGTGGGCCAAGTCAAGCCACATCAAGGAACTGGGCGAACCTGCAAGGGACCACCGATTCCAAGCCGAGCATTGGATAGGCAAGAAGCCCGACACCAAGGTCTTTGATTCCAACCCCGGCTGGCCTTCACCCGAACGATTTGTCATAACCTTCTAACCATGTACCAACACATCCCCACCAACCGACCTATCACGGGAATCGAGATAGGTGTATGGGAAGCCCACAACTCCGTGAGGCTGCTTGACAAATTCCCGAACCTGCACATCACGCTAATTGACCCGTTTGAGGGCTATCAAGATTGGTGGGGCTTTATTGATGGAAACACCATGAAGGGCCACGAATACATCGCCTTTGAGCGATTGAAGCCCTACGTTGACCGTGTCAACATTATTAAGCACTTTTCAGACAAGGCGTTGGAGTTCCTTGCCGATGAATCCTTTGACTTCATTTACATCGATGGGGACCATTCCTACAAATGGGCCTTGCACGACATCACCAACTATTGGGCCAAGGTCAAACCGGGCGGTGTGCTATGCGGACATGACCGTTC